GTCCAAAAACTGTTGGTGCATATATAGACATCAGCCGAAAGCTGATGATCCAGAGCGATCCTTCTGCTGAATCCATTTTTAGGAATGACATGGTAAACCAGGTTGCTTCTGCAATCGATGCCGTTGGTATTAACGGCGGTGGTTCAAACGAGCCTACTGGTATTTTGCAGACAACGGGTATCGGCGCGGTAGCATTGGGAACCAACGGCGCGGCTCCAACTTGGGCGAGCGTTGTCAATCTGGTCCGCGAGGTTTCAGTAGATAACGCATTGCTTGGCAACTTGCGCTTTTTAACCGAAGCCAAAGCAGTTGCAAAACTTCGTAATACGCTCAAAGTTGCTTCGACCGATTCCATTCATATTATGGACGCTGGCAATCAGCTTTTTGGATACGATGTAACTCAAACCAACAATGTTCCGAGTGCGTTGACCAAGGGGTCAGGGTCAGCACTTTCAGCTATGATCTTTGGGAACTTTGCCGATGTCATCATTGCAGAATGGGGTGGAGTTGATGTTCTGGTTGATCCATATACTGGCTCAAGCACAGGCGCAACCCGTGTCACGGTATTCAAAGATGTTGACGTTGCAGTTCGTCACGCTGAGAGTTTCGCCGCGATTTCTGACATGGTTACTACATAAGTCAAACTGGGATAAGCGGGGGCTGAGAGGCCCCTGTCCCTTTAAATAAATAGGAGCTAACACATGGTAAAGGTGAAAATAACAAGAGACTGCCATATCAGTGGCAAGCATTACGGCGAAGGGGAAATAGCGGAAGTTTCCGAGAAAGACGAGTTTATACTTTATGGAATCGGCAGAGCCGTAGCTGCTGGTCCTGGGAATGTTGAGCCGAAGCCAAAAGAAGCAAAGAAACCAATATTTGGAAAAGCAAAAAAGTAAATGGCATTCATTGAAAAATTAGGACCGTTCTTTAACGACAGAGACTTTGCAGTCACGGCAACTTTTACTGATGTGAGTGCGGGGGCAAGTTCTTCAGTCAAAGGTATATTTGATAATGAAACCGAGCTTATAGACATAGGCGATGTGGAAGTTGAGGCAAAGAGTTCCAGATTTGTTTGCGCTTATTCAGATATTACAGCAGCGGTTGAGGATGACACGTTTTTGATTAATGGCACAACATTCAAGGTTGCGGGTCCGATTATCAGAGATGAGTCAGGGAACCAGGCCACAATTATTTTAAAGGATTAGGATGGCAGAACACGTTGCAAAACAGGTATTGGGGGCGGTTGTCACAGTTTGCACCGGGCTATTGACTACAGGGTCAAATGTCTTTCGTTCACGGGTTCACACAATGACAGAATCGAAGCTCCCGGCTTTATTGATTTATGCGCGTGAAGACGTTATGGAAGAAGAAGCGACTTCAATGCAGCCGAATGGTAAAAAGGCGCAGCTTTATTTGTTGACTGTCTCTATTGATGCAATCGTCAAGTCAGCTAGTGAAACGACAGCAGAAGACAGCCTTTTCACAATAAGAAAAGAGGTCCAGGCTGCGTTGGAATCCGATCTGACTTTAAGCGGCAAGGCCAAAGACCTCTGGTTATCAGAGGCAACTGTTGAGGATAGAACAGGTGCGGGAGACAGTCCAGTGCTTGGTATGTCTATGCTCTGGATTGTCAGATACAGGATCAAACAGGGCGCGCCAGACGTAGTATTAAATTAACGGAGGATCAGCATGAGAGATAAAAAGATTACAGTTTACCCACCCGGCGGGGGCGAGCCAGTTGTGGCATTGCCGGAATATCTGGAATATTACTTAGGTAAAGGTTGGACGGAAGAAGCTAACAAAAAACAGGAAAAACCGAAAGCCGATGGAAAAACTGATAGAAAGATTAAGTGAATTGACCCGGAACAGGTTTTCAGGCACGATCACAATGTCATTTTACAAAGGGAGTTTATCTAAAAAGATAAAGATCGAAGTTACAGAAAATTTAAAACTGGATGATGAGAGTTTAATCACGATTGACGGGATCAACGGCACGCCGAAGCCCTAAATCATAAACCAATAATCTAGGAACCAACGGATTACCCGATGCCCTAGTTTTGCGCTTAAAGCGCAGAGCGTGGGCTTTTTTTATGCCCGCTGAAAGGCACTAGATGGCAAATCATACGGGTTCTGAGGGAACCGTCCACATAGGGACGGATGCAGTTGCAGAGATTAAGAGCTACAGCGTGAGCGAGTCAATGAACACGATTGAAGATACAACTATCAATGACACTTCAAAGACTTTCCAAACTGGAACAAAAGAATGGGATGGCTCTGTTGATGTTTTTTGGGATGAAACAGATACAGCGCAGAGTGCTTTAACAATTGGGGCAAGCGTAATTTTAAAGTTTTACCCAGAAGGCACAACTTCAGGAGATACGTTCTATTCTGGAACTGCGTTGGTGACAGGCATTTCCAGGTCAGCGGCAACAGATGGTCTAGTTGAGGCGAGTTATTCGCTCAAAGGTTCGGGCGCACTTGCAACGGCAACTGTTTAAATAATTAACCAGACGGAACCACCGTGAAACGCGAGGTCTAAAATGGCAAGCAACAAAGAACTAATCAGCAGAATAAAAGCTAATTTCAGCAACAGGGAACGTGTTCACTTTTACGTTCAAGAGTGGGAACAGGATGTCTACATGAGTCCGTTGTCCCTGGACGAGCAAGACAAAATCAACGGGCGGGCGAAAGACTCCCCTTATCGGTTGGCTGTTTATGCGTTGATTATGAAAGCGGAAGACGAGCAGGGCGAAAAGCTGTTTGGGTTAGATGACAAAGTCGCTCTACTGAACAATGTTAGCTTTGGAACGGTCGAAAAGATTATAGCGGAGATGTTTAGTTCCGGGACGGTTGAAGATGCTGAAAAAAACTAACAGCGGACACGGAAACATTTTCTCGATTTTTTGTTGGGGAACAGTTAGGTAAAACGATGAATGAGATGATGCAAATGTCCGTGTCCGAGTTTATACACTGGTTAGCTTATTTTAAAATTCAAAATGAGAAACACAAATAATGGCTAAGAAAGTCAGCGAAGCCCAGCTACACATAACCGGAAAAGATAAAACAAAAACCGCTTTTAATTCTGTCCAGGGCAGGCTGAAGCGGATGAAGGACAGTCTTTTAAGTGCAAAAGGGGCCTTTGCCTTGCTAGGGGTCGCGTCCATTGGGGTGTTCACGAAGATGGCAAAGGATGCTGCGAACACAGCCGATGAAATCAGGAAAATGTCAGGCCGGATCGGGGTTACAACTGATGCCTTGCAGGAAATGCGGTTTGCATTTGGGCTTGCCGGGGTCGAGGGCGATGTCCTGACCAAAGGATTATTGAATTTTTCAAAATCAATTGGCGAGGCTCGCGTTGGTACAGGGGCATTAACGACTTTCCTTAAAAAGTCTGACGAGGCACTTTTGGGGCAATTAGTTTCTGCAAAAAACACAACGCAGGCTTTAGATATATTTTTCGGCGCGCTGGGCAGGACAAAAAACCAGTCAGATAAGTTGGCCCTGTCCAGCGCAGCACTTGGGAGAGCAGGGAAGCTGATTACAACGGCATTCGAGGGTGGTGCGGATGCGTTTGCAAATGCACGGGAGGAAGCACATAGACTTGGGCTGATTATAGATAGAGATTTGCTTGCGAATGCTGAAGCGATGAACGATCAGCTTTCAATCACAACCCAGGTTATAAGCGTTCAACTGACAAAAGCATTTCTTGAACTTGCTCCCACTATTCAATCGTCAGCGAAAGCCCTGACAGATTTCATTGTGGGGATGAAAGACGGGAGTTCTATTCTTTTTCATACGAGTAACAAGATGTCGTTATTCGAGCGCATTGTAAGGTCGATTGCGTTTGAGCTTGATAAGGCTGGGGAAGCACTACACAGATTTTTAGGGGACGATGCGGGTGCGGACAAGTTTCTTGCATTAGGCCTTGAAAATAGAAGGCGTGTTTTTGAAAGTCAAAATTCTGGGGGAGTAGTGGGGTCGCTTTCAATAAGGAAGAGTCCACCAGCAGGAGGTGGAAGCGCGGGGGCTGCTGCATCAGGAAACATAAAACTGGTTGATCCGCATGACCTTGACTTATTGGGGATTCTGGAAAAGAAACGAGAGAAAGAGTTTGAGAGTTTATTAAAGAAAAAAGCATTGGAAGATACGATTCGCCAGGGATTGCGCCAGGACTTGCAGATTCTTGAACAACAAGCATTGGGCAAAGAAGAAATCGCAGTTTTGCTTGAGAAACAGTTTGAACTCGAAGATAGGCTTGGGCGCAAGTTGACAGCGCGGGAAGAGAAAGGGCTGACTGCTTTCCTTGCACAGAAAAAGCACCTGGAAGAAATAATTTCTATTAATGAGCAAGTGGGTGGAATAGCCGAGAGGGTTTTTGATCGGATGGGCGATGGTTTAGTTGATGCCTTGCAGCGTGGCGAAGGCGCATTTGATTCGCTAAAGAATGTTGCTCTTGCGGCGTTGTTTGATATTGGGCAAGAACTTTTCAGGGTTGCCGCGATTGACCCACTCAAAAAGGCGGCTGGAAAGGCACTAGGCTCGATTGATTTTGGAAGTATATTCGGTGGTTTCTTTGCTGATGGAGGTTCCGTTTCCGGGTCCAAGCCAATAATCGTTGGAGAGCGTGGCCCAGAAATATTTTCACCTGGAGCGAGTGGAACTATTATTCCTAACGATAAGATCGGCGGCGGTGGTAGCACGACAAACGTGACACTTAACATTACAACCGGGGTCCAGGGTACAGTCAGGGCAGAGCTTATGAACTTAATGCCGCAAATTACAGAACAAGTTAAAAACGCTGTTGCGGAAGCACGGCAAAGAGGCGGAGCATTTAGCACCGCAATGGGAGTCTGATTAAATGGCAATAAGTTATCCACTATCTCACCCCTCAAATGTTGGTTATGCATCGGCAAGTATGACAGCTAAATCGGTTGTCGGTGTTTCAAGATCACCATTCACTGGGGCGCAACAAGTACAAAAACACCAAGGGCAATGGTGGATGTTCGAAGGAAGTTTGCCGCCTATGACCAGGGCTACAGCAGAAGAATGGGTTGCGTTTCTATTGTCGCTGAATGGTATGCAGGGAACTTTTCTTCTGGGCGATCCGCTTGGGACTACTGCAAGAGGAATTGCAACTGGAACACCGCTTGTTAAAGGGGCAGCACAAACAGGAAACAGTTTGATTACTGACGGGTGGACGGCATCACAAACAGGGATATTAAAAGCCGGGGATTATTTCCAGCTTGGAAGCGGCGTAAGTTCTAAACTTTATAAAGTCCTTGGCGATGCAAATTCAGACGCATCAGGAGATGCAACTTTTGACATTTGGCCTAGCATCAACACTGCGGTCGCTGACAATGCTGCTTTGACAGTCGCATCGGCAAAAGGGCTATTCAGGCTTACAGCAAATGAGATGCGTTGGGACTTGCAACAGGCACAAAAATACGGGATTGCATTTTCAGCAATGGGAGTTATTTAGTGGCAAGGAATCTTACATCCGCATTTGATACTGCTATCCAGCAAGACGAAATCCACCCGGTGATGTTGGTTAAGGTGAATACATCAGGGGGGGATGTCCTTGTTTGGTCTGGGATCGGGGATTTAACTTACAACTCTGAAACCTATATTGGGACAGGAACATTCGGCGGGGTGTCAACGCAAAGTGAACGCACAGACTTGACTGCAACAGGGGTGACATTGTCGCTTTCTGGCATACCGTCTTCATTGGTGTCAACAGCGTTAGGGCAAGTCCAACAGGGGCGATTGTGTCAAGTCTGGATGGCTTTATTAAACACAAGCACAGGGGCTTTGGTCGCTGACCCTTATGAATTATTTGTGGGGTTTTCCGATGTGACTATTGTCACCGAGCAGGCGGAGACTTCAACCATATCGATCCAGGCTGAAAACAGATTGATTGATTTAGAGCGAGCAAGAATAAGACGGTATACAGACGAGGACCAGAAATCAGATTCCGCAAATTCAGGTGATAAAGGTTTCGAGTTTGTTCCAGGCTTGCAGGATAAAATTATTATTTTCGGGAAAGCCTGATGACTCGCGTTGAAGGGTGGGAAACAATTCTCACAAAATTTATTGATTCGAGGGGCAACGAAAAGTTTAAGTGGGGCAAGCATGACTGTTGTTTATTTGCTTGTGACGGTATTGAAGCTATCACGGGCGATGACTCAGCATATATGTTTAGGGGTAAATATACAGACAAGGCGGGGGCATATAGTTTGTTGAAAGATTTTTCGGGTGGGGGTCTTGAAGAAACAGCCGAGTGCCTAGCCGGAGAGTTTGGCATGGATGAGGTTTCAATGAGTTTTGCAGGGCGTGGTGATGTTGCGTTATGTAATGTCCCAACGGTTATAAACGAAGAATTGCCGACACTTGGAATAATAGGAATGTCGGGCGATATTTACATAGCTGGGACAAGGCGGCTGCAAGTTTTCAGCAAAGAGAGTGGGTTTAGATTTTGGAAAGTTTGAGAACAAACTGGGAAATAGTTACAGGGTGCGAAAGACTCACCCAGGGCTGCGACAGTTGCCCATCTTTTTGGCATTACAAAGAGCATGGCATGGATTACACAGCCACAGAGCAAATGCAAAACCTGAATGATCCCAGTAATAGTTTGATCCCTAAAGTTTACGCAGTCGCATTGGGGAGCGATCTTTTCCACGAATCAGTATCAGTTGAAAGTCTAAAACGGATATTCGCAGAAATGAACAAAGCGCGACACCACAGTTTTGAGATATTGACGAAGCGCATTGAACGAGCATATTGCGTGTCGAAGGAATTGGGATGGACACCAAATATTTTCTTGGGAGTGTCAGTTGAGTCGGGCGAATACTCCTGGAGAGTGGATTACTTGCGGAAGATTCAAGCACAGTTTAGGTTCTTGTCAGTGAGTCCAATTCTTGGCCCATTCAACGACATGGATTTGTCGGACATTGATATGGTCGGCGTGGTCGAGGAAACATGGGGACTAAAACGCAAAGCAAAACGGGAATGGATTATGCAGATTGCAAAGCAATGCCAGGAGCAAGGTGTGGAATTTCGATTAAATGATAGTTATTTGTGGGGGGCTAACTAATGCCAGGAGCAGCGGCGGCAGTAGTCGGTTCGGCAGTTACTTCTGCGGTAACAGGGGCGGTTGTTGCTGGTTTTACCATAGGAGCAGTGACAGCGGGAATTATAGGAGCTATTGCATCGTTCGCTGTTTCAGCAATAATTTCAACTGCATTTGGAGGGAGCAAACCCAGAAGCAGAGCAGGCGGCGGCGGTGGGGCATTAGAACGGGCGCAAGATAGGTCGATCACAATTAGACAACCCATCGCGGCGCATAGGGTTATTTATGGCGAAGTGAGAGTCGGCGGGGTTATATCGTTTTTAAACGCAACGGATAACAACGACAAATTACATCAATTGATTACTATTGCAGGGCATGAAGTTAACTCGATTGGGCAATTATTTTTAGATGATAAGGCTGCGAGTGTTGGATCAAATACAGTCACAGATACAGATTTCGCAGACAAGATTGATGTTTATTATGGGTTAGGCACAACGTCAGGAGATTCTGCTTTACAGTCTGCATTGCAAACAAATTCGGGAGGAGTATGGACATCGAGCCACAAGCAATCTGACCGAGCTAAGATATATACGCAATTCACTTTTAATAAAGACACTTTCGCGGCGGGGACTCCCAACGTAACAGCGGTGGTCCAAGGGCGCAAAGTTTATGACCCAAGAGATGCCAGCACAGCATATTCCCATAATGCGGCCCTTTGTATAAGGGACTATTTGACAAACACTTCCTTTGGACTTGGCGAACCAGCAGCAAGGATAAACGAGGAATCATTCCAAACTGCTGCCAATGTGTGCGCTGAAGATGTTGCACTGTCGGGTGGAGGAACTGAAAACAGATATTCATGCAATGGGACTTTTGAAACAAGCGAACAACCGAAAGATATCATAAAACTGCTTTTATCTTCATGCGCCGGGAAGTTGGTTTACCAGGGCGGGGAA